ACCGCCCGGCTGCATCTTAACTACACCGCCATCAGACATACCCATAGTAGGCTGTTTTGGCATCATATCAGCCATGCCTGTGTTCTGCCCCATATTTGTTTTTGGGGCCATGTTTCTTGCCATTTGCATGATACCTTGTTGCGGCACACCTGCAGCCATCACTACTTCTTCAGCAACGGTAGGCATGTCTTGTGCCTCACGTCTTTTAAAATCGTCACGGATACGCTGCCGTCTCTTTAATTCAGTCGTTATAAATATAGGTGCAGCCATGCCCGTAGGCGTTTGCATCTCTTTAATTAACATTTGATCTGGTAGGTCTTTAAGGCGTTCAGTCTGCTCTAGTATATTCATTAGTACGTACCTCCTCCGCCACCGTAGCCGAGACCTCTATACAGTCCCAATGCTGATAAACCTGTACCCATAGCAGCCTGTATTGGGTTAAACGCTGCATACTGCATAGACGTTCGATCTAAACTTCCTGTTGGCACACCGCTTAGAAGACCTGAAAAGCGTTCGTACTGATTGATTGGGTAGTCTTGCTGCCGTAAGAAATCTTGATAATTAAGATCAAGACGCGCCTGATCCTCTGCACGGAGGTCGCTACCAACGGTTTCAAGCATCTGTGCGTCTTGTATACCTGTACCACGCTCAAGCTCACCGAGACCCACAAGACCTCTACCTGCGCCCATTAAGTCTCCATACAATCCAGCCGTACCCATACGTTGCGCTTCTTGAGCGGCTTGCACCCTAGCAGCCTCGTTAAGACCTATACCTTGTGTACGTGCAAGCTCTGCAGCTTCAGCGGATTGTCTACGTGCGCTCTCTGTAGCAGCAGCGCCTTCAGTGCGTCCTAACTCGCCAATACCAATGCCTTGTACCCTAGCAGCTTCGGCAGCTTGACTCCCCTGTGTGCCCATTTCAGCAGCGCGGTCTGATTCAAACGCCTGCATTGCTCTATCAAAGGCTGCCTGACTACCAATTTGCTGTATATCACCTAAACGATCTTGCAGGTTTTGTTGTGCCATACCCTGTGCAACCGCTTGACGAGAACCTCCAAATGCTCCTGCTTGTACTGCAGAGGCGTCTCTACCTGCTTGCCCTCTAGCAAAGTCTCTTTCTGCTTCGCGTTTCTGTATATCTACAACACCCTGCATGTATGGGTCCATGTATTTTTGAACCTCATCACCCGTAAACTGTCGTGTAGGATCAAAACTAAATTCAGCGCCTGCGCCTTGTGTAAATTGCGATTCTGCAAACCCACCATACGGATCTGCTGTACCAGCGGTAAATGATGTAGGGTTTTCAGCAAGTGAAGTAATTCCTGTAATGCCTGAACGCTGTGCGTCATACGCTTCTTGCATACCCGGAATGTCGCCACCTAGGATACCGCGTAATTGGTTTCGCGCACCTGTTATATCTCCGTAATCCGCTGATTTTGTTAAACGTTCTTCTCCATACGGAGTGTAAGTAGACTCGCCAGTCTCAGGGTCGAACGGCATTGTAGCCTCTTCAGCACCCTTTAGAAGCCTTTTAAAATACGGATCAACGTAGTCGGGTAGCCCCGTGCTTACAGTTGTTTCTGCTGGTTGTCTGCCTTTACCCATTATTTATCTCCATGCGGTACGCAATGTATTCGGGGTAGAACCCGTGCTTCTTTAACGCACGGCCCCAAGCCTTTCTCCCATATCCTTCCAAGTGTTGGCAATCGTTTGATACAGCAAAGTCAGTAATCTTTTCTATCGCCATGTCTTGCCACTCTTTCATTTTACTTCCACCAACCCAATCAAGTGCCATGCTTCTACGTTGGGGGTACTGTATTATTCTTGTAGTTATGGCTGCTATTACTTCTTCGCCATCAAATACAACCCAAAGAACATAAGTGTCATTTAAAATCCCATGTAATACGTCTATTAGTTTTACCTTACCAGTAGCAGTATCGACACTTTTCTTTAGTACCCTTTCAACATCCTTCCATATATACCTGACTGTTTCTTTCGGAACAGCACTTACCTTCAATTACCCCACCATTTTCTCCAGCACCTTCGGTGCATCTTTTTCGGCTTCGTTGATCCTATCTAAGAAGCCACCCCCATATGCTTTTGTAAGCGCATCAGTCGTAGGCTGACGCATCACAAACTCTCCTTCAGTTAGGAGAACATCTTGTTGATTGTCCATTGTAGCAGGTACTTTATCATCTTTGCCTGATCCATCGCTAGGTCCACGTACCATACCTTTTTTACCCTCTGCAAAGCGAGCTACAGTATCATCATACTCACCAGACTGCACAGAATCTACTAGATCACGTAAAGCCTCTTCTCCATACTCTTTTAAAAACTCACCTAAAATCACTTGTGATTCAGTCTCACCCTTCATGCCTTTTATAGCCATTATAGATTCAAGAATAATATCTTTTTCGTTCATACCCTCAATCTCTCCACCTTCGGCAAAACCAAGCGCACGTTGAAACATGTTGCCTATAGCGGGTCGAGCGCTCTGATCTTGAAAAGGCACGTCCTCTCGTGTGCCTACTGGCCTAATGCCTGCGCCTTTGCCTCCCGTAAAAGCGGGTAGATTTGTAGCAAACCGCGCACGATCCTGTATCGGCATCGCCATTTGCATTTGTTGTGGTTGGAATATATCTCCAAACTCTGCACGGGCATCGTTTTCTACCTCCTGCACAAATGCGTCAACTTTTTCGTTATCTTGCTGTGCCATAGCTCTGCGAAGCCCTTGACCCAATCCCATAAACATAGGGTTTGAAGCGCCACTTGTAAAACCACCCATGCTAAACAGTCTGGGTCGATCAATAGGTGGTGGGCGGCGAAATATTTCTTGTGCCGTGCCATAATCAATATATGGGTCTTCTAAATCTGGTTGAGGTTTAAATATGTAATCAAAATAGCTCTTTTCTTTGCTTGTGTCTAAAGGATCACCAGAAAAGTCTACTACTTTCTGCGGTGGACTCGGCATCGGAGCTACGAAATCATCATCGTCAGATTTACGTGCTTCAGGTTGGTTTTGAGCAGCACTTGCCGCTGAACCTATAGTAGCCCCTGCCATAACACCGGGTTGAAGAAGTCCCGCTGCAGCTTGCTCGCCAAGAATGCCTGACATGGGAGCTTTAATTCCTGCGTCTACAACGGCATTTTGAAACACTCCGGGGAGCATCGCGGCTTGTTGGCTTCCTGTGAGGGCTTGTTGGCTTACCGAGTCTTTAAGACCTTGCACACCACCACCCATACCACCAAACAATTTACTACCAAGACCTGCAAGAAGCCCTGTTTTTATGCCTTTACCAACATCACCTGTTTCAAAAAACGATCCAAGCCCTGCACCAATGCCTGATAGCGCAAATGAAGGCAAAGCGCCCAATCCTATGGCGGGCGCTAAAGCTGGAAGTCCTAAACTAAACAGAAGTGGGAGCATGTTTACCTCAATATTTGTTGTAGTGTAACACTAAACCTTTTATCTATCAATCGTCTATAAGCTCAAAATGCGGCCCATCAATAAAAGGTCGCCGCCCTTGAGAGCGTCTTAGATCTATGTATGCATTCATAGCGTCTTCCATAGTTCCGTCCCACTTACGAATGTCCATAGGATACGGCATTTCCGGTGTACCCCATGATGCACCCCAACATATAGGCACGTTAAGGTTAGTAGCGGCTTCTTTTATTGCGTCAGCCAAATCATCGTACAAATTCAACTCCCAACTTGCCCGTCCGTTCACAAAGGCCATAATGTCGAAAGCCTTACCTTCAAGATGTTTCGAGCGCATCGTTTGAGATGCACCAGAGGCTACAAGTTCCTTCTGCTGTTCAATGGTTCTCATACCCTGCACCACTCCGAAATCGGTTTTTGTCAGTGTAATAGCCATTTTGATAACGGCTTGTAGCCTGTCATCAATTCCCTCTAGCCTATCGAGGCTACGTCTACTTAATTTAAAACTCATAATTTTCTCCTATATAGGTTATCTCGCATCTGAATGTGCGGGAGATCTTGTAAGATATTCTAACGTGCTTTCCAAAGACTTTACGCGAGCTTGAACTCTGACAATTTCCATCATATGAGAAGCCATACCGCCCATATCATCGTTAATCATGTCTATGTCTTCCCAGATTTCATTGTCTGCGTCTTCCATGTCCTCATAAAATTCAGCTAGTATTTCAATCATCTCTTCGATGTTTTCTTTATTCTGTTCTACATCTCTAATTAAATTTGTCTTGTCAGTAGCGTTATTCTCAACAGTCAGAACGTTTACCGTATCTTCAAGGTTTGATATTGTAGATGCTTGCTGCGCTGTCCACCAAATAAAGCCGCCGATCTGGGCTATTACAATCCCGACTACAGCAATGCTTACCTTTGGCAGCTTATCAGACACTACGTCTTACCCCCAATATATCCACCGACAACGCCAATTATGCCTGTCAAACTCATCTGAAGCAGAGCAATAATATCAGGATGCAGCTCTCCACCATGCTCGTTAGCCATTTTAAACTCATCGTAAATAATAAGACCAAGTATGGACATAAGACCTAGAACCAGAACTAATACGATTACATCTTTCATGTACGCCATCACTTCTTACCCATAAATTGTTTGCCACCCCTTATTCCTATAGCAGCGCTGCACACAGCAAAGACTAGCCATGTGTACCACTCTGGCAGCTCATCCAAACGGGCAAAGCCGTTTTTTACGACATCTTCTAGCCCCGGAATAAAACACAAAATAACTGGAATTAACACAATCACAGTTACAAATTCGTCTTTAAGAGAGTTCTTTGTACTCTCTGCCATAATCCTCTCCCAATCGGCAGTAGAGGTCTCTTTTGACATAAGAATAGCGGCTTTCGATTCTGCCTCGACAAGCTTTAACTTCGCAGTGGCTGCGCTCTTATCTGCTTTACCTTGTAGCCAACTGCTAGCAAGGTTCGCTATCGGCCCTACTAACTGTCCTATCATACAGATCTCCCAAAGTTAGATAACTGCATGATACCGCCCATGTTCATGTTCATTGGAGGGGGGTTATATACTGAAGGCGATCCATACAATTCATCTCCGCTATACGTTGAAGGGGGAGAATAGTTACTGCCAAGAAACTTTATAGCATCTTCACGCTTCATACCGGAGTTGATGAGATTTTGCAGCGTAAACTGCTGATTGACATCCATCTGCGGCAGCGCTCTCTGCATGGTGTTAGGCTTACCGCCACCAAATAAAGCTCCGAGTGAGCCTCCACCAGTAATGTAATTAGCTATGCCGCTTGTACCTATGTTTGTACCTGCTGGTCCTAAAGCTCGTTCCTGTGCGTATGAACCTCGTGGACGTGCGCCAGAAAAGTTAGAAATAGATCCTATGCCACCCACTGCCTTGTTATATGCTCCCTCATCTTTATTTTGAAACGCAAGAGCTTCAGCTTCAGATATATAATTATCGGGTGTTGTATCCATAGCGGCTGTGTCGCGCATGAAAAAACGTGAACCACTTCGACCCGGCCCGCCACCGTCAAACATGTCACGGATGCCTGTATACGAAGGACCACCGGAGGCCATTGATCTTCTCATCATCCCATGATCTCTAGCATGAGGGTTGTCCATGCCAAGCGCTTTATAGTGCTTTGCAACTTGATCCATATGCGCTATTTTATTCGCATTGGCGAGGCTTTGTTTCCCTGCAGCGGTTGTAGGATTACGATCCGTACTTACTGGTCTAACCATTATTCATACCTCCACGATCAGTTTGGGCTTCTTTGTTCATCCAGATACCAAAACAACCCGTCAATGCGCCCATACACACACTTACCAGCCCGGCCTGTCCGTTTGAAGGATCAGGTAGAGACATGTACCAGTGTACAGACTGATAAGTAAGTATAGTGACTACAAGCATCATTAGTCTAGGGAATATCTTGTAATCGTCTATAATAGTATGCGCCATCTTAATCTCCTATGTAGATACTGCCGCACGAGTATCACACCTTAACCAGTTTGAACCATCACCAAATGCAACCACAGGACTACCTGCAGCGCCATTAGAAACATATATTAACGTGCCTGTCTCTACAGTTGGAAGGCTTGCTACAGTATATGTGGGTAGCGGTATACCAGCCGTATTGCTAGCCGCCGTAGCCGATTTTATTCTAAGTATCGTGTTACTTTCGTATACAGTACCCGTCTCGTCTCCAGATTGAGAGGACGTAGGTATCTCGATTAGTATCGGTTTAGCAATAGCGGGGTTTGTTATTTGCGTTGCAAACACAGAAAACGCTCGAACAACTTCCGCCATGTATTGTTGGTTATATTGTTGCGGCGGTACTGGAAAAAACGGGATAGGTGCTATAGACATTATCTTCTCCCATCCGAACGTATATCAACACGAGGGATTCCCAAACGCCATAAAACGTCTGCATTTGTGGATTGAACTTTAAATGTAAAGCTACGTCCTCGCAACCTAGTTTGATATTGACTTGTATACTGATCTACAGGCACGTTAGATGTTTTTGTAATTGTATCTGTATTAGTTGTTTGCGCTACTTGGCCCGGAGCGTTTTTAGCATTTAAAATAAAATCTACTGTGGTGTTATTCACATTAGTATCTCTAAAGTTCAAATCTGGTAAAACGCGACTTACAAAAGAAAATTGATTTCCATCTGAAATGCCGAGGTCTCCTGACTCAATAAAAGAAGTCATTGCCACGCCATCCGCTTTTGCGCCAGTTTCATGATTAAATAAGTAGTTGTCTGTACCTGTAGCCACAGGCAATGCAGATATTCCACGATCTAGCCATGCTGTTCTATCTAGCGTTCCGATAAACCATATGTCTTCTTGATAGTTATAAACAACATACCTATCGTTTTCGTCTGAACTTGAAGAAGGGTAAAACCACCATACTTCAGAAAAAGAAATGTTTGCTCCCGCTACAACTTTGTCCGATTGCGCTGTGTTAAAATCATTGAAAACATGGTCTCGCACAGTACAAGGTATGCGTTGAACCGCGCCTGTATACCCGTAAAACTCCGCAGCGCCCATCCAGTATACAGCGTCATCCACAGCAACCGCCGCTCTTGGACTTGCAATGCTTATGTTACTAGAAATAAGATTAATACCAAATGTAAACGGGGGTCCGATAAACTGCATCGCGTAGATAGCTACATCCGTAAACACCAGTATTTGCTGTCTTGTTTCAACGGCTTGCATAATCTTTGAACCCGAATCAATTCTTAGATCACCCGCTGTATTCGTATCTGTTGGAAACCAATCAATCGGATTTTCTTGATTAGAAAACCTTATCAGCATAGGATCTTGAATCCCGTTCCCTTTAGCAGTAGATGACGTTGCTCCTAATCCGTCTGCACCAAATACAATTACGTGCCTGTCTCGATCAGATAAAAGAATTTGAGCCGCTTTTTGAGGTACAGAGGTTGGAGTCCCAGTAAGTGTAGAAAGTTCTACTCCACGAGTAGAAACACCATTAGTCTTGTCCCAGTAAAATACTTGACCATTACGCTCATTAAAGATTAGATCTTCGCCAAAATTATCATGTGACCATATACGAAGGTTTGTGGTAGTGGTCTGAGTTCCGGTTGCAACGCCTAAACCCCATCCATTGAAGTCATCTGCACCATCTGCGTTACCAGACGCCAACCTGACTATAGAACTGTCTGCATGAGAAGTGGCAGTCGTTCCCAAATGTCCCCTTGTACAACCTGTAAGGTTGTTTGAACTTATGCCGCCAACTAGGACAAGTTCCGTGCCACCTATAAGCACTACGTCTGAAGCCACGATACCTGTAGCAGAAGTAAGCGTTATTGTAGTATCTCCCGCAGTTAAGGTGCCACCTTCGTTTAAAGTCGTTTGTAATGCACCATTGTTTGTACCCGCAAATAAACCTGCGCCCCAGCCAGTTCCGTCAACTGAGGAGTTGAGACCAGTTCCTATTTGGTACGTACCAACCACACTACTACCACCGTTACTCGTATCACTGCTATTTGCATTTACCGCGGTTGCGTTTAAGCCACCCGTAATTGTAATACTTTCAATAGTGCTTACAGTTCGTGTAGATATTTTATATAAATTACCATTAACAATTTCTGTAATCTGATACTCTTGATTCAGTATTGCCGCTGTTATATTGCCACCTAGAGACGCCGCTCCTGAAAAAGTAACAAAGTCATTTACAACACAACCGTGATTCACATCCGTAACAACAATTACCGGAGACCCATTCGTTGCAGAAAAGGTGACATCTCCTGCAGAAGTAGTCTCTCTTATAGGAGTTATGTCTTTATAATCGGTACCCTGTTTGATGTAATATTTCTGTTCCGTGCCAACCCCTAAAAACTTTTCTCCATTCAGAGATACCCACTCATGTAATCCACGACACAAGCCCAAAAAAGTTTTTGTAGAGTTCTTTTCCCAACCATTTAATTTTTCTGGATAGCCGAACCTAAACCTGATCTTATCGCAATCAACCCAACCATTCTCTTCAGAATATGGCGTAATCTCTTTGTTAATTCCGGGCTTAAAACGCAAGTCAGTATAAGTCATGTCGTTGCCCCATAAATAGTTCCACTATTGTTTAACGTGTATGAATTAGCGCTGTCCTCAACAGCCTTGCCGCCTGATCCCCCTTGACAGTCTGTTCCTGTGATAGTTCCTCGGTATCCATCACCTCCATTAGCGCCCCAACCGCCGCCGCCGCCACCTTTCCCTGTGTTACCACCCGCAGCACCATTGGAACCAACATTACCTGCAATACCGGGTTCTGTGTAGAATGAACTTGCGCCAGAAATAAGTGCGCCCGGCAATATACGACCACCGCCGCCACCACCGCCTGAACGATTGTCCTCACTACCAGACCCCATACCATAGCCTCCTGCTTCACCACCGATAGCACTTGTAGACCCTGCAACTCCTTGGGGCGGAGTGAATTGGTCCCCTACAGCATTTAATGCACCGCCTGATCCACCTGTGTTCCCAGTGCCAACACCGCCACCGTCACCACCGTTTCCGCCGCCACCACCGCCGCCGCCACCTGCGTATGTGTTTTGAGGTTCAACACCAGATGAACCCCCTCCTCCACCACCGCCAGCTATGTAAGCTCCAGAGCTATTAGTAATAGTAACATTTGAAACACTTGAGTTTATTTTTATAGCAATGCCACCGTCACCGCCATTACCTTTAGCATTACTTGTGGAATTGGAAATTGTGGTATTCCCATGACCTCCGACACCACCCTTACCAATAATCTTACCCTCATTTATAATTGTACAAGGTATATCTATAATTAATGCTGCTGTTGACGTACTGTCTGACCAAACCCAAATGTTTGAAGGTATACGCAAAGTGCCGCCAGATGAAATAAAACTGCTAACTGTAATTTGTTGTCTTTGAGCTTGACCGTTTACATTGCCGCCAGATGTTAAAACCGTTTCAGCACTTGCCCCATACCATTCGGAAAAGCTCATTGCCGCACCGGAACTTTTGTCTATGAGACCACGTATATCACTGTCGTTTATTGAAGCAAGTGAACCACTGCTTCCCCCTGCCTCCACATGGATTTGATTTAAACTAAGTGTACCGCTGCTTGGTAGCGTCATTATAAACTCGCATAGGCTGTTACGTTACCCTCTACAGACAGATTGCCAGATGCATCTAACTTCATTCTTGTAGTGCTTCCATAAATAAACAACAGGTTGCCTGATCCATCTACGTCAATCTTCCAATTGGTAGAATAACTTGTAAGGTTAAGGGCCTCTCCAACAAAAAAACTGTCCCCGGTCACATTACCCGTAGAAGTTAGTGCCCCACCCAAGGTAATGTCTGACACCACGTGAAGATCGTTATCTGTGGGCGCAGAAGTATCTCCAACTCTTAAACCGTTTATCACGTTAAGACCAGAAGTTGTGACCCTTAATTCCTCAGAAGTTCCCGCCTTTATTTTAACAGTGCTTGCTGTTCCAATATCTATAGAACCCCTTGTGGTGCCATCATCTTTAAAAACTATATCTCCACCGCCCGCATCAAGATTAATATCTCCAGACGCATCTACCGTAAAAGATCCTGATCTTGTCACGTCTCCAGTTAATGCTGCTGCGGTGGTAGCGGATGTAGCATTACCCGACAAGGTAGCAGTTATTGTTCCTGCCGAGAAATTGTTGCTACCATCCCTTGCAACTATGGCAGAGGCCGTATTTGCATTGGTAGCTGTCGTAGCAGAATTGGCAACCTTTGAAGCCGTAGATATCGTAGCTAACTTTGTGTCAGCTATAGCTGCGGAAGCATTTATATCGGCGTTAGCAATAGAACCTGCTACATAGGACCCTGCTTTTACCACAAGATCTTTGACGGCTGCTCCACTTCCTGCACCGTCAGCAAGAACAACAGCGCCCTCAGAAGCTGCTATGGTAACGTTGCTACCAGAACCTTGAGTAACTGAAACAGTCTGGTTTGTGCTGTTTAGAAACATATACACTCGTGCATGATCGTTCTGAGCAAGCGTAACTGTACATGTCCCACCGGGTGTACCTGTAAACTCAATAGCCTTATAGTGTCCGTTTTCAGCCGCAGACGGTTGGTTAGACAGAGTTAGGGTGTATGAGGTTCCTGTCAGAGCAATTTGAGCAAAGCCGTTTGCCGCTCTTTCAATGATCTGAAGGTTTGTATTTGTACTTGAACCCCATGTACCTGCCTCATCTCCTGTAGTGATAAGCTTAACGCCGTTAATGTCTGAATATGTAGCCATGTGAAACCTATATATTAGTTTGTTTAAGTATACGTTTAAAAGTCATTTTAAGCAACCTCCGTCCAGACTGGATTTTGTGACGGAATAATGTTGGAATAGTTTGGAGTTTGTGACGGTGCTATATTGGAATAATTTGCGGTTTGGTCTGGTATGATTAAACCAAAAACCGTTGGATTTCCAAGCCCAAGCGTTAGTTCTAGCCCCGTAACTGGAAAACCGACTACAATCGAAACGTCTTGCCCTGTGAGCGTAAACGAGCCGGGATCGAGACTTACGCTCTTTGCAAAGTTTATATCTTGCCCTGTAAGCGTAAACGAGCCGTGGTCAAAGGACGATTTTATTCCGAAGGTGGCAGTCTGTCCTGTAAGCGTAAAAGAACCATGAGCGCCAAAAGGCACTGTAATGTTGAAGACATTATCTATACCTGTGAGCGTGAAAGACCCTGCATCTGCAGTAAGTTTTAAAGCTTTTGCAAACCCTGCATCTTGTCCGACAAGGTCAAACAAGAGCGTACCTATTACTTCAGCGTCTTCTACAATTAAAGTTGCGTTTTGTCCGGTGAGTGTAAAACTACCGTGGTCTAAACCTGCCTTTAAGACTTTTTTAAAATCAGCGCTCTGGCCCGTAAGTGTAAAACTTCCATGGTTTAAGGAAGCTACAGTTATCTGTGCAAAAGATGACGCAAGGGGTGCGCCCGTTAGCGGGCCAGAACCTAACATTTAAAGTATCCTTTATTCAGCGGCAACCTCTACAGGCTCTTCCAATGACTGGGCAAGCAGGTTAATAAATGCGTTTTTGCCTACAGTTAATTGATCCAGATTAAACTGCGTGGAGCCAATCTTTCTTTCCAAATCACCAATATGATTTACCATTACCTTTTGTTGATCTGTTAGTTGATCTTCAGTGTAGTCTGTACCGTTTATCGTAATGGTTTGTGTTTTTTTCTTTACCATTTTGATTTCCTTTCTAAGTTATTTATTATCTGCAATAGCTTTATCTACAGCAGTCATGCTTTCTGAAGTCCA